ATGGTTGTTAATTTCTCAGCTAAATCAGCACGCAAAATTGGAGAAAAGAATTCAAATTCAAATCCTAATTTTACGTTATCAAATAGTGAGCTTTTTGTTAAATCTTTATACATATATGTGTTAGCTATTTATTGCAATGAATGGTACATTTAATTTAGGTCGGGCATTATCAATTAGTTCAAGTAAAGACTCATCTCTTATGAATAATTGACTTACTATAAATTCATGATCTTCTGGCTGAACCATTGTATTAAACAATCGGATATTTGCAATTGAATAATTGGCAGACGGTAGTGCCCAATTTTGGTCAGTCACAAATGTAAAGTTTCCAGGATTAGCAGACCCAGAGTATACGCTAACTAGGCTGTTAAAATTCTTGATATTTGCTGGATCCTGACCAAATGAATATAGGTTAAGTTGTAATTGCCCATATTGAGATGATACTGGCACAATTAATGAATACCATTTATCATATTCCAAATCACCAATTACAAAAGGATATGAGGTACCATTAATTTGTACATAGAAGGTTGAATATGGTGTTCCACTATTATCTACGAGTGAACAGGTTACTCTCAATCCTATACCTAATAAGTTATCATATCCATCCAATATTCGGATATCCTGGGTGCCCTTATTAAATTTAATTAAGGCACTAAATGTCATATTTGGAGTATTACCAGTTGAGGCAACTGCTTTATATACAACTGCATGATCAGACTGTTTAAATTGAAGAGATCCGCTTGAGTTAACAGTAATTGATTGGCGTTTGGTTGGATTTAGTGCTAAATTTTTATAACCTTCAACTACCACATATTTACCAAGAGCAGTGTACGAATCTTTAGGCCCATCCATTTTAATCGTTGCTTGGCTTGACGCTCCAATATTTGTATCGCCAGTATTTAGTTGGCGACGTTGCCATGCACTAAATATAGGACTACCTTCATATGCATAAACTGAATATGGAGCGGTTGGCGTTAAGTATTGATCCTCTGAATTTCCATTTGAGGCAATTACATAATTTGCAATTACTTGTTTTACACCACTCATATCATAGTAGTATTCAATTAATGGAGCATAGTTAAAAGTATGATCTAAAATTCGGTTAATTAGGTCAGGATGCAATGACCTACGAGTTTCATCAAACCTATTGGAAATTGTTTTATATTGTTGTTTATCAAGAGCATCTTTTTTCTGAACCTCTGCCTGTTTACCAAAAAGCTGATCACTAGAAATAATAATATTGTCTAGGAATTTGCGATCAACTGCTTTCATTACCATATCAATATTTGGATGAAATTTAGTTAACTGTATTTTCCAATACAAAGGCTCCATCATAAATCCACGATACAGATAAGAACCTTGAATTTCATACATGCGATTAGTTAATGGAAAGTACATGTAATCTCTTTTTCGAGGTTGAGTACCTGGTCCAAATATTGACTGAAAATAAACATGATCAATATGAATTTCAAATGGAACTTCAAAATCAATTCCAAATTCAGTAAATTGAGGCTTATTATCTGGAAAAGTATTATTGGGTACAACAACCTTTACGCATTTACGATCAACTGTTTCAAATAGAGTCCATTCCTTAAATATAAAATCTCCGCCTGTACGATCAGGTTCAGTTTTAAAATAGACAACTTCATGTCCAAAGATTTTGGTAGTTTGATAACTTAATTCTCTGGCAATTCCAATTGCGGTTCCAACTTCATATGGTTTAAATGAGGCTTCCCTTTCAGCAACAATGGCTGGGCAGCGTTCAGATGAGCAATAGACAGTTGGCGTATATAATGATTCAGAAATCTTGGTGCTCTGAATATTAAATTTTACAAAATTGACCTTTAATTCGGTAGTTAATGGATTGTAGGTAGTATCATCATATTCGTATTTGACTTCAAAAAATACGTCAGCTTCATTAAATAACAGGTCTTCGATATTACTTAAATCGGTTGGATCAAGGTCATACCATAATGACCAATTTCCCATATCAAAGGAATATCTAAACTTACGAATTATATTTTGAGGTAATGCTGTTCCCAAATCAATAGATTCACTAAAGTCTACAATTTTCACAGCTCCAGGGACAGGTTCAGCTGCAGAAAAAATTCGATAATTCTTACTGTAGGTGACCGAGTTCTTATCTGGCTCCGGAATGATCTTGTAGGATACTACTTGCATTAATTTGGTCTTTTTGTTATTTATCGCAGAGTATTACGTCTTTACCCAAAATAAATAATAAGAAAACCGGGGTACCTATGAAACCTCTAAACCCCAAGCTTGTACTAGACCCGATGTGGCTATGTCAAGCGAATTTTGTTGATCTGGAATACTATACATACGTCTTACTGGACGCACAGAAAAAGTATCTCACTAATTTACAGAATGACTTTCTGAACTTTTACGAAATTGTTTTCCATTACCTAAATATTAATACAATAATCGCAGATAAAAAGGTCTACGATTCACATTTGAATGCGGTTAGAGCTCACTCCAATTTAACGAATGTGGTAACTCAACTTGCGCAATCGGATGACTCTAATGGTAAGGCAATCATGAAAATGGGATCTAAAATCCTATCTGAGGTAATGCAAAAATACTTAGAGAAACAGATTCCAGTTCTTGAAAATTTGCACTTTCATTTTAATAATACGAATATTCATAAACAGGAAAAGATCTATATTGTTTGTAAGTCTACTAAATTAGATCGTTATGAAATTTATACCCTAAATACAAAAAGTAATCGCAGCTTAGGTTATTCAATTAGCCGAAAGGCCGTATTGACTTTACCTGGACTTAAAAATAGCGAATTTAGGGACCGACTACTTACTGAAAAACCTGGTCTTAATGATTTTCAACCTGAAAAAAATGTTATTGTAGTTTCAGGTACAGATCATGTTGTTTTGTCTGATGGAATATCCTTAACTAAAGATATTATCCTACTAAATAAAATAATGAATCCAAGCCACGGCTTTGATGCAAATGTCTTACTAGACTGTAATCGGCTGCTTGAAAAAAAGAAGCCAATTCCATATAAGCTTAAAGTTTAATTTGCTGCAAAATAACTAATGGTAAAAGCGATTACAATTTCATTTCCATAACCGGGTGATCCGCCTGGGGCATTATTAATAGAAACTACTGGAGTATACGGATTTAGCTCATTACCGTTAATATACGATAATGACGCAATCGATAGAGTATTTGCGTCTCCGATTTGTGCAATTTCAATATTAGTAATGTCTGCAGTAGAACCTAGTGCAATCCCTCTAGCACTGATTGGGGAATCAGCTTTTGGGGTAAAAGGCAATTTAATACCTAAGTAACCTGAATATGGATCCTCACCATAGGTTGTACCAGGCCCGCCAATAAGGTCACCGCCTGGAGGATCACCTGCAGCTAAGTAAATAAAATCCATATTTATAGTATAGTTGATTGTACAAGTTACCAGATTTCCAACTTTAGTATAGCGATTATAGTTATAAGAGCCTAGCGCATTTGGAGTACCTGAAATATATCCGCCTACTACGTCAAGCCAACCGAAATAACTTTGAGAATTATCATACCAAGTTCTACGGATATACAACAAATCAGAATTACCAGTTCCTCCCCAAGTTCCCTCTTCATAATCATCAAGCGTATTTACATCAGCCGATGAAGCTTGTGTTGTTGGAAAAGGAATACCATGCACTAACCTGTCTCCACTAACTTTAATTGCATCGTTTAGTGCAATAAATTTACCTGATCCTGGTGAGCTTATTTGAATATCTCCATTTTGGGTAATGAGTCCGTAATTGTAACTGCTTGCGATAGTTTCAAGTAATGAGCTACCTGACTTAGCTAGAGTTATTGCAGCTCCATTAATTGTTACCGTTTTAATACCAGTAATTGTTTCGTACTTGTTGTAATTAATAGTTTCGTATGAATTTCCATTAACTGACTCAACTTTATTAAAAGGTGAGGTAATTAACAAACATGGATCTCCGGAAAAAATAGTTGTATCTATTTCAAGAGTTGCAAAATCTGTTCCGTTTTTTAATTCAAACTTAATTCCATCAAATGAAAATTTTGTAATTCCACTAGATGCATCAAGTTTAGCTTTAGTTGCATCACTAGGATCAAATCCAAATCCAATATACCCAGAACCTCCACCTCCATCTAGCGCTCCACGTTTTAATAATAAACCATCAACACTAACTCCACTACTACTTTCATTAACTGCTAATAAATTTGAATTGGTTAATTTAAGTTCAAATGTTTGGCCTGAGGCTTGAGTGGTTGCAATTTTATTGATTTTCCAAATTTGCTCACTATTTCTTCTTGGAGAAAATGATTCAGCGGTAGTTCCGCCAGCTGAAGAAAGGTCGTATTCTGCTCTTAGGTAATAGGTGCCAGGATAAGCCTCATTTCCACTATAACTTCCTACTCGATATTTCTTAACTTTTAAATTTTCAAAACTTGGACTAATTACATAAGTTACACCAGATATTCCGCTATATGCAGTAGGCAATGCATCGACTGATCCTAGTTCAAGTTGATGTCGATATCCTTTACTTGTACTTGCAAATTCTTTTGCTTGAGTTGCATCACTTCCAAATACTGAATATAATGATAAATTTGCAGTTGCTGGAAATATTTTTTCAGCAGTTGAAGGATAGGTTAAAATAGTTTGATTTCCAGTACCATAACTAGTAAGGTCCTTTGGATTATTATTATCTACATCTAGCGTAGTATCGCACAATTTAAAAGTATATGCATCAATGTATAATACATAGTAGCCTGAGTAATTAGATAAACCTCCAATAACGGTGCCGGTTCCAGCAGAATAAGTTACATATTGCTTATTAACTAATCCATGGCCTGATACGTTTAATGCTGTAATTACATTAGTTGTAAGATTAACACCTCCACTAGTTGAATCAAATGGAACTGTACTTGAGCCATTTGAGCTAATTACAATATTACCTGAACCATTTATAATTACGGAACTTGTATTAAGCTCATTAAAATTATAGAGAACCGTTTGGTTATTTGTACCTAATCCAGGAGTTTGATAATTCGGAGCAGGACTACTTGCATTAGTTAAATCCAAACCTGACGTAATTCTAGGTTTAATTATTCTAGAAGTTCCAGTTAGTTTAACAAATGGCGAAGCATTTGACCCAAGTGCACTTAATACGAGTGAATTAAAATCAGTTAGCTTTTCCCAACCAGTACCTGACTCTATTTTTCGAATAATAGAGTCAGCCGTAATTAATAGATCGCCAGTAACCATGCCAGTTGGAGGACTAGTTGGAGCAGTGGTTGAAATTGGGGTTAATCCAAAAATAACCGTACCAATCGGGCCTTGAGGTCCATCTGGCCCAATTGGACCCGGAGGACCTTGTATACCAGGGTCACCAGTTAGCCCAGTTTGTCCAAAACCAAGTGCAATTAGTTGATTAAAGTTAAAATTTACTTTGCTAGAGACGTCAATTTGACTATCTGTTGAGAATATTTCCTTAAGGTTTATGACTACTGACATTAAATGAATTTAATTTTTATTTTTGGAACCAATTTAACTCCAGTATTAGGTTTTAATAGGATAGAACCTTCTACCACGCTTGATTTGGTATTATTTATTCTAATATTCTTGATTAGGTCATAGCCTAAGTTATTAAGCGAATTGTAACCAACTTGTGTAAATTCAACTAGGTTACCCTGAATCGTTCTGTCATCTAATTCATAGAATTCAAATGAATCTATTCTATATAGTTTAATTAAATTAAGTAGACAATATTGAGAAAGAAATTCCTCAAAGGTTAATTCTCCTAAAAAGTCAGGGTCTGATATAATTTGGGAACCATCATCATATTTAAAAAACTTTTGGAATTCTGCCCTAAGCCCATTGTTTGATAGGTGCTTTGTAATTAAAGCTGACTTATTAATTTTGAATTTAACCTGCTCTGGATAATTTGCATATACTATATCAGCTTCAGTTGCTTGCGACGTATTAAATAAATTTTGACTAAGTTCAATTGATGTATAATCTTCAATTATAAATTCATTTGGAAGATTTAATAGCTTTGAAATAAATGAATAATCTTCAACTACTCGCTTACTGCCGGCAACTCCAATGGATTCACTTTTATTTAGCGATTCAAAATGATAATTATAATCCCAGCTTGATGACAGACTGTTAAAATTAGTACGGCTAATTGGAGTCTCATTAATTAAAGGATAGACTGCTGAGTAATTTCGACTATTTTCAAGAGCTAAAATATTTTGCCTAGAATACTTAACATATTCAAAATCTGGAATAATAAAAAAATTATCAATCTCTGGATCAAGGCAAATATTTGCTCCAGGTAAACTATTTGAATTTATTGAAAAATTATATTTAAAACCAGCAATAGGTTTGGTAATTATTTCATATTCAGCAGAATACCGGTTAATTTCATATGGTTTGGATGGAACCTCAGTTAATTCATAACCTGCAATTGTATTAATTTTACCTTCAGTTACCTGGTCTGGCGTAATATTAATAATAGTAGATTTATTTACAGTATCGGCGTCAGCTATTTCAATAGATAGTGTTTTGTAACCACTTAGAATACCGTTAGTATATGATTCCCAACTTATAACACTTTGATTTTTATCAAGTAGCTGAAATAACTTTGCAAATGATAAGTTTTCAAATACTTTTTGAAAATAGTTAACACCTCCAAATATTTGAAAATGGTTTGCATCATTTGTCCAGTTAAAAGTAACTCCAGTAGGTAGGCCATTCTCAGTATATGAAAAATTAGAAGTATCACCTAAACTATTTGGAACTGGTTTAATTAAAGTTACTGGACTTGTGCCTATGGTAAAATTAATAATATTTTGAAATGCTCCATCTACTCCATCTTTAGTAAATGCTTGATCAATTAAGGTGGACAGGGTTAGAGGAGTCCCTAACGATCTTTGAACAAGTATGCTTTTTTCTCCAGGTTTAATAATATACAGTGGAGCAAAATTTGTACTAATTTGATTGATTTCAGAGTCAGCGGATACATCATAGCTTTCAAGACCTGTTAGTTTTTCAGTCTGTGCATAATCTGGTAATAATGATGGTGCTAAATGAATTCCACTAGCAGATAAGTCAATTCCCCTAGATAATTTAATTGTAGAATATGCTGACCTTTTATTATTATACTTTTTATTTTTTGCATAGTATAGGAATGAATGTGTTAAGTTTGAAACTTCATTTTGATCAAATTCAATTCGATAATCTCCAAACATTGAATCAAAATATGCAGTTGAATTCTCAACTGTAAAACTATACAGAGCTGGAGTATTTGAATTAGTATATTCTGGAATAAACCATTGAGTTTTAAATAGGAGCGGCTCAAAATTTGGAATATTATACGCTGGTCCTAAATCTCCAGAAACATAATTTATTTGAATATCGTAAACGCCAGAGGTATAACTATTGGTTGACGTTTTATCAAAAACAATTTCAGTATAATTTACACCATCTAGTGCAGATAGACTAAATCTAGGCGTTTGACCTACTGTATTAAATAGAATATCAAGCTTAGGCGACTGATCAATACTTATACTATCATTAAAATATTTATGGGTTGTATCTGAGTATGAGGTATTGTGAAATAGTATATTTTTCGTATTTAGATCAATTTGAGCAATTTGTCCTGGGCCTGGAATTGCCGGCACATAATTAGTTTGTTCATATATTTGGCCAGGGTTTATTGTACCCAAATCAGGATCTCCATTTTGCCAAGCATCTTCAAAATAGGCAGTAATTGTTGCGGCTTGATATGCACCGGATGATAAGAGTATGGTTGTTCCCTTTTGAACATTTGCGTATACTCTATTACCTAATTTATCGCCAGCTGCGATTTTATCTAGTTGAATTGCATTATATACATCTGAGCCAGGGGTTGCAATAATGGTAGATAGAATACCGTATTTAATATGAGCGACTTGGCCTAATGCCAATCCTGGAATTATTGATACGCCTGAGATTTGATTTTGATAATCAATTAATGAAGTTGGTGCTGAATACCCATTAACGTCACTACATAAATCAATAGTATATGAAATTGGTGCTGATTTAATAGTTCCATTAAATAAACTTGCTTGGCTAATTACACTTAAATCACTACCGTATCCTATTTCAAAAAGATTTGTATTCCAGTCAGTTAAAAAAATTGAATCATTTAATTGAGCTTTATACCCAAGGGCAAGTTCAATTAATAGGGTAATTGATTTTGAATTTGTATTTTCAATTACACGATATTTAACAGGTTGTTTAACCTCATTTGGATCTTCTTTAATTGGTTTTAATAGTGCAGTAAATTTATAATCTTCAAATCTAGTTGAATTTGAAACGGTGGTTTGGCTTGAAGTTAATTCATAAAATCTAAATAGAGAGCCCTTAAACACAGTTTCATACTGCTTAGTAAATTGATTTTTAGATAATAATGAATATCTGTATTGAGGTCTGCCTACTTGAACTCCATCTACTGTTGGAATATAGGTAAAATATTCATCGAAATAGCTGGCGGAACTTGTTAATTGATCAATTAGCATAGGTTGATCAAAATAATAAAAATTACTTCTAGCTAGTGAAACGTCTTTGGTATATCCAAAATTAGATTCAATATAAAACCACTCATGTGTTAATTTTTCAGGAGTGGTTGAGGTCTCTCTATGAGACGGCCCGAAATTATCTTTTCCAAAAACAATATCAGAATTTAATCGATACGGGTTATCTCTAGAGTCAGTAGAGTCAGTAATTCCCCATTTGGTAATATATGGAATTACTCTGCCGTCTATTGCAAAATCCTTTGTATAATTTTCTAAATACGCATGGTATTCACTAGATAAATTGCCCTGTAAAAATTTATCCCTAACTTGGTAAGTTGGAGACTTCGATTCAATTGGCACGTGATCAGCTTTTATTGAAAAGGTACCTATGAAGTTTAAAGGATCTTGCGATTCATCAAAATATGGAATATCGAGTCGGTCTTTATAAATTGAACTATTTGGATCAACTGTAGTTCCTGGCATTTTTAAACCATATATCAAAATAGGTTTTCCGCTAGGCCCATTTGACTTAACATTATATTTAGATAA